GTTGGTGTAGGTGTAGGAGTTGGTGTAGGTGTAGGGGTTGGAGTTGGTGTAGGCGTTGGAGTAGGGGTAGGTGTTGGTGTTGGAGTAGGGGTAGGTGTTGGAGTAGGGGTAGGTGTTGGTGTAGGACTTGGTGTAGGTGTAGGTGTTGGGGTAGGGCTTGGTGTTGGTGTAGGAGTAGGAGTAGGACTTGGGGTAGGAGTAGGTGTTGGGGTAGGAGTAGGTGTTGGAGTAGGCGTAGGAGTAGGGGTAGGCGTAGGTGTTACTACTTGTCTTAAATATACGCCAATACCACTTGGAAAACGCTCTAATGGACTCACTGTTACTCCTTATTAAATATTAAGCAAACTTGTTTTGTGAAGCAAGAACAGTAAATGTGGCTGCCCCTGTTTTTCTAATCGTGTAAACATAAACATCTGTAGAGTTTATATTACCAGAAGAAGGTGCTGTTCCACCTAACCACTTAATGCTTGCTGGTGCTAATCCATCAACAGTAAATCCTGCAGGGAAGTATGCTGTAGCACCATTTGGTGTTTCAAATACTACAGAAACTTGCTCTCCAATTGACATGATTGAGTCAAGAGTAGTAGCACCATTTCCACGAACATTTAGTGTCCAGTTTCCTGTGGCATTAGATGTATAAATTAATACTGCTGAGGTAGAAACATCAACATTAACAGTTGCTGTAGCAGGTCCTGCAGTTATTGTATTTATTTCTTTTGGTGAGGTAAGTGTTGCACCAGTAGATAAAGAAATTGTTGGTACAGGTCCTGATGGATTAGTAATAGTAATTCCAGTACCTGCAGTCAGACCAGTCACATCACCAGTACCAAATGACTGCCATGCAGCACCATCATAGTAAACTGTTGTATTGGTATCTGCAAGATAGGCAAACATACCTTCTTGAACAATACCTACTGTCAGGGCAGCATCTCTCGCTGCAGCAGACGCAAAGTACATTATTGTCTGATTTTGCAGGTTGTACTGAACCTGTGCTGCTGTTAATACATCACCTGTGTTAAAGGTAAGATAACCAGCGTTTGGACTGCCTGTAGGCATTGTTTTCTCCTTATGTTAGTATGATAATGTGTTGATATTAAGTACGCCCTGATTTGGTGAATCAAGGATTAGTGCTTGGATAATTGGTTCTGCTGTAAGCAATTTCATTCTCCAAGAACCTGGAGAAACATCATGCTGTACACCCTGAATAAATAATTCTTTAATAATACTGCTACCACCAGGCATTTGCTTGCTGATAACAACTAAAGAATAAATGTCAGATGTTAGATTGATAACTATGTTTTCTTCATTGGTTTCACCAGTAATGTCAATATTCATAGAATCAATTCTAAGTTCTGCATCTTTACGACCAGCAAGAATGGTTCTTGCCTGATCATTTGCTTCTTGATCTGACTGTACAAGTATACCAGTACGCTGTCCTGATTTTAAGAAGTAGGTATCAATACTTGCCTGGCTAATTACTTCTTGTGGCACTGCTGGGCCTATACCGTCATCATTTCTTGTAACTGTAACATCATTTAAGATAAGTTGATCGTCATAAGCAAAATCAAGACTTGAATATGGAAGGGTACCAGGAAGCGAAACATCTGAGTAATATCTTGCAGTATAGTCTGCTAACAAGGTTACTAATTCACGATCTAAGAATTTAGCCTCACCTTGACGGGACATATAAAATGCACCAAACTCTGACTGTTCTACTGTCTGAATAGCCTGGAGTATATTTCTATTTCCACCTGGATCTGCCTGCATTGTTGAGTTTCCAGGATTAATTGCTCTCATTGAAGCAGGCCATCCTGCAAAATCTAATAAATGTTGTACTCTATTTCCAGATAATTCTCCTGCTGAACATCCAGGAACTGGAGCATTACCAGTAGCAACATTGTTCAAAAGACGGAATCCATCAACACACTGCAATGTAACTGTAGATGTTTGATTAGTTCCTTCATAAAAATTAGTGTCGTATGAAGTAATATATCCTGAGAATAGATAAATTCTTTCAATAGTTCCATTAAATGGAGTATCTGCCCATATACGAATTTTACGCAATGGTAATAATTTCCCTGCATATGGAGATGTTGGATTCTGAGGGCTAAAGTCTGAATTAGGATCATTTAGCACTACCGTCGCAGTTCCAGCCTCAAAGTTAGAAAGAATACGGTTACGACCTCTACGAGTAGATACTTTCATTACCTGACCAGTAATATCAACAATATCTGCAGGACCATCTGCTAAAACCTGTTCATTTAAATGTCCAAAATTTGGATCATCTAATATGAGAGGGAAAGCAAATGATGCTCCGTTTGCAAAGTCAATTGATACTCCAATTACTGGTAAAGTCATTTTATATCGCCTGCAATGTTATTGAATCACCGTTGTATTGTGTCCTCAAAAGACCATTTCTGATAGTCTGAACGAGGTCTTGTTCTGATGTTACAGAGCCTGATACATTTACAGTGATGTTTGTAGATCCACCAGCCATCAAGTTTCCACTATTCATAGTTGATGCAGTAGCAACTGTTCCTCTGTTAAATCTAAATTTTTCATCATAGTCTCTTTCTGCATTAAGTTGCTGAGAAGCCAATAAGTCTGCTGCCTCTTTAGCCTTAAAGTTAGCAAGAGTTGTTGCATTCTTTTGTACCTGTAGTGCTGCCTCTGCTGCAGCAAGTTGTGCTGCTATAGATGCTGCACCAATTGCTCCAGATTCTTTTGATGCCAGATCACTTGGTCTGACTCCTGCTGCTGCTATTGCTGCTGCGTTTATATCTCCTGCTGCCTTTGCAACTGCGTATGCTGCTGCTGACGCTGCAGAATCTGTTCTTGATCCACCTAATCCTGAACCATCTGTCTTTGGAGGAATGACAACTGGAGGAACAACTGTTGGTGGTACTGCTGGATTTGTAACAACAACTCCACTACCAGCCTTTAGAAGGTCAAGGTATCTTTGTAGTGCTGCTGTAGCGTTTAGCCATCCAATTTCTGCTGCTCTGGCAGGATCAATAAGGGTACCTGAATAAGTTACTGGAGAACCAATCTTCTTGATATAGTCAACGACTTGATCAGTAGTTAGTTTCCACTTATCTTGAATCTTAATAATTTCAGCATCAGTTAACTTACCATCATTTACTATACCAACGAAGTCAGCGTACATGCGTACCTGCTCTTCAGTCATCTTCCACTTGGTCTTTAACTTCTCAATTTCAGCATCACTTAGGATACCGTCATTTAGATATGTATAGAAGTCAAGATATTGTGCTGCTTGAGCCTGAGTGCTACCCCATGACTTAGCAAGATTAATAATTTCATCATCAGTAATGGTTGCATCTTCAATAGCAAAAAGTGTTTCTATATATGTCTTTGCTGCTTCTGTAGGTACTCCCCACATTTTAGCAAGAACAATAAGTTCCTTTTCATCAATTTTATTATCAGCCAAAGCCTTAAGAATATCGCCATATCTTGCTGCAAGGTCATTTCTAACCTTCAGAGAAATGATTTCTTCCTTCATACGCTCTAAGCGTTCTTTATCAAGAGCATTTATAACTTTTTGTCTATCTGCAAGAGCAATGGCTGCATTTATTTGAACCATCTTCTCATCTTCAGAAGATAATAGTTGTACTCCTGCTCGTTTTGCTAATGTTTGATTTAATTTAGCATAATCTGCTTCAAACTTGGCTCTCTTCTTGTCTTCTGCTGCTTGCTTGGCTTTAATTGCTGCAAGTCTTTTCTCTTCAGCAATTTGCTCTTTAGTCTTTGCAATAACCTTGCCCTGTGTAGATCTGTATTTATTTACAGCATCATCCATAGACTCAGTTGCCTGAGCAGCCTTCCACATTGAGTATTCTGCTGCTCTTGCTTGATCGCTAAGAGTTATTTTGTTATCGCCTGTAAGTTTATTAACTACTGCAATTATGGCAGAAGCAGCAATTATGAATCTACCCCATGGAGTTCTAAGTAGCCATGTTGATATTACTGCTAACTTTTTACCTATAAGTACAAGTGCTGCTGATAACTTATTTCCTGCTGCAGCAGATGCAAGCAGAGCAGTCTTTAATTTATGGAATGAACTAATAACAAGAACGCTTGGAGTAGAACTTAAAAGAGCACCCTTCATTCTGTAGTAAACTCTTACTAATTTTTCTCCACTTGAAGCATCGCTTAGAAGAATCTCAGCAAATTTCTTATTAGATAAAGTTGCTTTTTCAACTATATCCTTATTCATCTTGGCTCTAACTGTTAAAATACCAAGACCTGTTGCAGCGATTCCTCCAACAACAGACAATGCCTTAATAGCAACTGCTAATTGAATCCATCCACCAATACCAATTGGAAGTAGTTCATTAACATTCTCAATAACCTTGTAGATATTTGCAAACGCTACAGCAATTTCTCTAATATTTCCAACGGCAGACTCAAGAGCATTTGCTAATCTATCTTGATTTAGATATAAGAAATATTCAAGTTGAGGAATAACTGTAGTCTTAAGATATTCTGCTAATTGAATAAATGCAGGTAGTAAGGCTACTCCTAATTTTTCTTTTAATTCATCAAAAGCAATTGCAAGGCTGGTAATTGGGTCTTGCTTTGCCATCTCTTGTGCAGCACCTTTATATGTGCTTGATAGATATACAAGTGCCTTACCTAAATCTTTATTCTTAATAATAGATGCATCTATTGTAGGTACTAATTTCTTTAATGCCGCAAAATTACCCTGGCTTGCTTTGGTAATTGCGTCTGTGACTGCAGATAAATCTTTTCCTGTGCCTGCTGCAACATCTAATGCAACACCTTGAACAAGCATAGCATCGCTTGTATTTCCAATGGCTATAGCCAATTTACCAAAACTTGCTCTTAATTCTGTGTCTTGAATATTTGTTAAAGCCTGTTGCTTTTCAATATATGCTTCAACAGCAGCAATATTGGCATCAGTTGCACCAAGAGTATTTCTTAAGTTGTTAGCAAGCATTGCCTGCGATTTTGCATCTTCTACTGCTGCTTTAACAGCATCCTTACCTAATTTAATTGCAAATGCAGCAGTGGCTGCTGTGGCAACAGCAAAAACCTTAGTAATCTTTTGGGCTGCAGAATCAAAGTCTTTTCCAAGTTTAGCAATGTCTTTTCTTGCTGCTTTAGAACCTTTATCCGTATACTGAGAAACGATTGACGCTACTACTGCACCTACTGCCATGTCTTAACCCTTCCTCGTATTTAAATTCTTTTGTAAAGTTGATTTAGCCTTTTCTAAGGCATCGTAGATATTCTTAGCAATCTTTCCTCTATTTTTATCTACTACATTCCATACTAAGCGAGATGGCATAAATGGAGAATCGTCTCTACTTAGATTTGATATAAACTTGTTTTTACCTTCTGTTTTATTGACTCTACCTGCTAATTCATAAATAACACCAGCAGCAGATCTATTCTTTAATGCACCAGCATTAGTAGTATAGTCTTTTCTTACCTTACCCTGAGCCTTTGTGGATGAGATGCCTGCTCTAATAACGCTTTGATCCCAAGCAGGCCATCCAGCACCACCACGACTTCTTGGTTTGCGAGGAGGCTGAGTAGCCCATCCACTTAGTGGTGGATCAGCCTTAACAGATGCTTGTGCTTCTTTTTTAGCACTGCTCAGTTCAGAGTTAATAACTTTATTAAACTCTCTAACTGCCTGTTTGTCAAAGGCCTCTAATGCACTTAGTGTCTCTTTAATACCTGTCAACACAAATGCATTACTACTCATTGCCCACTCGCATTCTTGGATCGCTCCTTGAGATAAATAACAATTGCTTCAAGTATACCGTCAGGTGCTTCAAGCAAGTCGTTTGGAGAAAGCCCAGTCTCCACAGAAACCATTGCTACCGTATAGGTTAGGCTGTCTCTGTGGATTCTGAATTTGGGTCTGTCTCCAATTCCACACTGTCAAGTGTGTCTAAGAAAGCATCGCCAAAAGGCTTTACTACCTTTCCAGCATCCTTCATCGCTGCCCAAGCCAAGAAGTAGATATGCTCTAACTTCTGATCTTCAGTTAGCAACTTAGCAAAACCCTTGTTATATTTATTTTCAAATGCAACGAGAGTCTTTGGACGAAGAGCATATGTGCCTTCATTTCCGTCACTGGTCTTTACTTTGATACTTAGTCCATCCATTTTAATTTCCCCTTCAAGGTTATTAAGTAAACTAAGGAGTTACATCCTTAGTGATTGCTCCAGAAATAGGCCAGTTCACAGAAACAGTACTTAGTTGTCCAACGCTTGCATTAAGCGGAGTCCATTCAGTTATTAATGCTTCAAACTGGTATTCTGGATTTGTTTGTGATTTAGGTGCGTTTAACGGCCTAACTACACAAGATACTTTTGTTCCTACACGACTTACAACAGTTCCATCTCCATTGAAAAACTCCTCAAGAGAATTATCTGCAAAGTCTTGATAAAAATCAAAAGATACTGAGTTAGTTCCAACTCCTGCTATGACCTCTTTATATATCTGACCGTCTTTTACAGGGGTCACATCAAGAACATCATGTACAGTAGAAAGCGTTATGCTTGAAATAAGGTCGCTAAAATCATTAGTGCCCTCAAACACAACATACGCATTCGTTAGAACTATTTTTGACATATTACGGTGTTACATCCTTGGTGATTGCACCTGAGACAGGCCATGTAACAGAAGCAGTAGCCAATTCGCCTACAGCACCATTTAGTGGTGTCCACTCTGAAATTAGAGCGTCAAATGTGTATGCTGGGTTGTCTGCTCCAATTGGTGCAGATGTATTTGGCTTAATTGCCACTGCTGCAGTTGTACCCAAGAGTGGGTAGATTGTCTGCTCTACTTCGCCTGCTGCGAAGTCTTGGTGGAATTCAAGTGTTACTGAGTTATCAGCAAGACCTGCAATACGAGTCTTGGCTGCTGCAGGTACATTGCCTCCAGCAAACGCTGTGGTTTCCAAAACATCATAAGTTGTTGAAAGTGTTACTGACGCAACATGATCTGAAAGATCTACTGCTCCAACAGTAACTTGTACATTTGTAAGTACTATACGAGCCATTGTTATTTATCTCCTTGTTCGTAATTGAAATTGTTAAAAGCAAATGCTTCTGGTTCATCCTTTAGCACTTGTGGTTCTTCTTGTGGTTCTTCTTTTACTGCCTTTGGTGTCTGCCCTGCTTTTTTGATATGTCCTACTGCAAGAAGATGTTCAACACTTCCTCCTACACTAAGTATATCATCTTGGGTAAGTTTTTCACCATTAACCTTACCGCAAACTTTTTTACTTGAGGTAACTACATATTCCATTGTTTTCTCCTATCCCCAAATTGTGAGGTTATAACGATAAGATAAATATTGTGTTTCTCCAGTAGTATAAGTGCCACTTTCAGCAGTTATAACTCTTAGAGTATCTACAAGTCCACCTAATGTTCTATCTGATTCTAAAGCAGTCTTGATTGATCCATTACCACTTCCAGCCAGGAAAGCATCAAGTTTTTCTTGTCCTGTTCTCTCAGATATTCTTTGAACAATCACAAATACATCAACAGATGCTTGGTCTAAACCACGCATATTGTCAACATCAAATGTGAAATCTAATTGTCCTACTACTGCACATGGTGGAACAATAACATCTGGAATTAAGTCATAAACTCTTAAGTTTGTTATTGTCTGTAGATTTGCTTTTAACGCATCTCTTACTCCATTTACATTTGTGATAGCCATTAGTATGCCAACCCAAAGTTTCTACGATATGTCTTTAGTAGCATCTCAACATCTGGATCAAGGCGAGAATTAAGACGAACTGTTCCTAATTCCACAGATCCTGCTATACCAAATGGAGATTGCTTTCTGATAAATAATCTTGCTGCCTGAATCTTGCAGGCTAATTCTACTTCGTAAGGAATTGAGGACCAACCCCAAACTCCAGTTATTTTTACTGTCTGAGGAAAGAAGTAAGGAAAGACATATGTCTGAATTGCTAATAGTCTGGTTACAGGCTTTCCTGTCTCTGGGTTATTTACTGGCTCATACATAACATCTGTATCTAAATTCCATATTTGTGTAAATGGTCCAGATTGATTTGCTCTTGATGCTATCTCTGTTGGTTGGATAAGGTCATCTATCTCTAAATACCACGGATTTACTGGTGTGTAGTATTTTGTTACAGGAGAGGCTACTGTTCCTTCTTGGTAGAAAGATCTTTGGCAATAGTCATCAATCATACGGCTTGCAGCAAGAATCGCCATTTGGATTTCATTATCATCCAGGCTGTCTTCAATTTGAAGGCTATTTCTTACATCTGCCAATGTTGTGTACACATTATTAGGCTGCACACTTTGACTAAGCGTAGGTTTCATCTAATCCTCTTCTCCAATTTAGGCAGCATTGCTTTTTCTGTCTTAGGAATAGCAGTTGCTGTTTCTTTCTTGATTTTTAAAATCTTTTTAATCTTCTTCATAAATCCCCTTCTTAAAAAAGAGTAGGCCCAAAGCGGGGACATTCAGGCCTACTCTTCCCTTAGATTACTCTAAGTATTGCACGGAATCAACTCCATGCAAATCTAACTTAGAATGTAGGTGTTACAAGACCAGTACCTGAAATAATAGATACTGCTCCTGGATAACGACCAGCAGTAAATGCTGAGTATCCGTAAACTACAGACTTGATTGTGAGTGAGCCTGCACCAGTTGCATCAAAGTTCAATGCGAATGGTGATCCTGGCTGCTCCCAAAGGTGTAGTTCATTTGCATTTACGCAATAGATACGGTCTTCATCGTTGCCTGCACCGTTGTCTGTGACAACATTTGCGTCTGCAATGATTGGTAGACCCATCAATGAGTAACCTGAGTTACCGTAGTATGCTTGACCTGCACCTGTTGCAGATGAGTTCATTGGTCCGTTTACTGTTGGAACAACCAATGGACGACCTGTTGAATCAGTTGCTGCAAGCAAGAATGCAAGACGGCGTGGGTGCATAATCCAGTGTGTTGGATTCTGGTAGACGCTTGTCTGTACCTTCTGGTAGGCATCTGCCAACTTTGGATATAGAAGTGCTACTGTTGGTGATGCTTCGTTGAAACCAACTGTGTTAACTCCTGAAGTATCTGTGATACCAAGAATCTGACCTGATGCACCAGTACCGTTTAGGATCTGGTTATCAAGTGTTGTGTGCCATCCACGGATCAAGTCCTGAATGATGAACTGGTCAATGCCTGTTCCTCTTTCAATGGCCTGCTTTGAGATATCTTGCTGTCCTGCAATTGTACGAACATTTACAGTAAGTAGTGTATCGTCAGCGTTTGTATTTGAAACTGCATCGTTTTCAGCAGCCTGAACTGCAGTTGATGTACCAGTTGTCATGCGTGAGATATTTAGTGTCATACCTGCTGCAGGCAAGACCATCTTGTTTGTTGCGAAGTCTGCTGTTGGGCGACCTGCACGAGCAAGTGGTGCTGCAAGATCAACGAGGTACTGAGGAACTACGAGACCAGCAAAGTTGCCAGTTCCTACTGAGCGACGCTCAACTTCCTCTTCCTTTGTGTGACGAGCCAAACGCTCCTGTGCTGCATAGTCATTGCTGAACTTTGCTGCAAATGCATCCTTAACGAATGATGCTTCTGACTCTGGTGAGTATGTACGAGCCTCACGAGTTACCTTTGCTCCGCCAACCTTTGGCATTGCAACTTCAGCAACTGCTGAACGAGCCTCTGCAGCCTTAGCGTCTGCTGTTGCTTGTGCAGTCAACTTTTCAATCTTTGAATCAAGTGAGCGTGACTCCTCAACAAGGGCATCAACCTTTGCTGACTCATCTTCTGTAAGGTCTGTGCGATTCTCTGCAGCAACTGCTTCAAGAATTGCATCCATTTCAACCTTAACTGCATCACGGCGTTCAATTACTTTGTCTAAATAAGACATTTGTTGTTCTCCTTTTGTGAGTTATGTTAGTTTGAGGTGGTGGTTATGGATTTCACGACGCTTACGGGTGTGAGCCTAACTCCGACTTCTACCTATCTTGTTAGATAGGAATATTATTTTATTGTGTTTCTCTTTGCTTGTGCTAAACGAAGAGACATTGATCTTGGCATATTGTCTGGAAGGAAGTTTAGGACTGATGGATAGTCTCCAACAATCTTTCCACCTTGTCCAGGAACATCTACAACATTTAGAATATTAGCAGCCTCTTCTTGTGCTGCTGGTAGTGGATCAATCTTTGTTAGTTCAGACATTTTGTGTCCAACAAGTGTATCAGTTGCTTTCCAACCACTTTCTAATTCTTTGTAGACACGAATAAGAACTGCTGGATCGCCTTCTTCTGCTGTTATGCTAAAGTCAGAATTAGGAACATTGATAGATCCTTCTGTCTTTATCTCAACAATGCGACCTCTTGCAAGACCACCAGATGAGTTCCAACGAACAAAATCTCCAACTGCTTCACGCTTGGACATTTCATAATCTTCTTCTTCTTCAACCTCTTCTAATGGAGACATAGAATCTTCTTCGTATTCATCTTCCATAACATCATCACCAAATAGCATGGACATTACTTCTACTGCCTTCATGATATATTCATGACCTTCAGACAAGTCTCCAAATATTTGCTTTAATACTAATAGTGATTCGCCTGTTATTTCTCTGCCTGCCTTGATTTCCTGCATGGCTCTCTTTATTAATTCTCTTGCTTCTACTGAAGTTGCTGGGTATGCTGGATATGTGACGATTGATACATCACCATCAGCAAGGCTAACCTCTGTTAGGCTTCTTTCTGTACGATCATCATTCCATTTTTGACGAATGACACGGAAAGCAAAGGACATTTGATCAACATCTCCACGCTCAACAAGAGTATATAGATCTCTTGCTTCTTGTGTATTTGCTAATTCTGCTTCAAAGTATAGTCCTTTATCGTCTTCTTTTAATCTCATGGTACCGTTTTTGGTTCTGGCCATAGGCAATCCTTCGTGATTTACCAATAGACGAACATCAGGTGTCTCGCTGAGGGTCTTTCTAAATGCACCAGGTGCAATCTTCTCAATAAAAGGTAGTGGAACAGATGGCTCATTGAATACTGCAGCATAACCAGCCATACGCATAGTACCATCTTCTGCCTGTCTTGCCTCTATGTCTCTGACCGTAAAAGTACGGCGTTCAGTCTTCTTCATCTTGCTCCTTGCTTTATTAGTTTCATTATCTAATTTATCAATTTGGCGTTGTGCCCAGTCTTGAGCAGCATCATCAAAGTTTGCATTTCCTCCCCAAAGTAACCAAGCAACTAATCCTGCACCAGGATATCCTGGATCTGAGGAATCTTTATTCTTTGGTGCTTGTCCATCTGCCTTGTGTCTTGCGAACCAAGGTGCCATCTTTCTTACTTTATTATCAGAGATACGACCTGCAGCCATTTCTCTTGCTTCTCTTTTAGTAGCATCAGTAAGTCCATCGCCACCAAAACCTTCTGCCAAATAATCCAAGCCTCTTTGGGCATTGTTCTTAATGAACTCTGGAACATTTTCTATAGGCATATTAGTCCTTGACCTCATCACTGTAAGCAGCCTTTGGATCTGTTGGATCAACTAAGGATACTTGCTGTAATTGTGCTGAAGGAAGTCCTGTATGAGACAGTTCTGAAATATCAAGCATCTTAGCAACATCGTCTGGGTTATAACCAACCTGAACAAGGATAGAAGCAATCTCAGCCTTCATCTTATCTCCAACAAGTGGTGCCTGACCAGCGTCAATATTTTGTAGAGGAAGTCTGTATTGATCTCCTGACTCTCCAAGTGATGATAGGTCTTCGTATTGGCGTACATCATTTAGTGATAAGAAACCTTCTCTTAGTCCCTTTGTGTATGCATCAAAACGCTCAATTGTTGTACCTCGCAAAAGTGCATCAAGGTTAAATCTAATAAATGCATCTGACTCAGGAAGTAGTGGAGATAATGCCTGCTCTAAACGCTCCAATAATGGGCGTAATGAGTGCTGAACAAATGAAAGGTTCTGTGCTTCAACAGATGCATAAGACATTGCTCCAGATGTAGGATGACCTAATAGGCTTAGTGGAACACGGAAAATTCTTGCAATATCTTCTACATTGAATCTTCTGACCTCAATTAATTGTGCGTCTGAAGCATTTAGTGATAGTGGCTTAAACGATGCACCACCAGAAAGAATTCCAATCTTACCTGCCATGTATGGACCAGAGTGTGATTCTTGCCAGTTACGAGCAATATCTCCAGCCTGTTCTGCATTTAATTCACCTGCAACTTCAATAACTCCACCAGGGTTAGCAGCGTTACCAAAATATGAGGCAGCATATGTGTCAGATGCTTGTGCAATACCAACAGACATACGACAAGCACCAATTGGGCTTAATCCATAATATGATCCTGGCATTCTAAATAGTGGAATATGTAGAACTTCTTTGCTTGTTAAAATTTGATCATATAGACCATTCTCTATATCTTTGACTCTATAAACAAGTGGTTCTCCTGGAATAGGTCTTTCAATTCTTACTTCATTTGGGTTCAATACATATAATTCTGTTACTTCATCATTATCATCTCGTACCGTCAAAATAAATGCATTACCATGTAGATGTAGAGAAGTAATTACCTGCTCAATAAATTCTAATCTTGTTGTTTCTGGGTTTGGCTTATTTACCCATTCTGGGGTATAGCCATAAACTGATGCATATGAAAGACGATTACGCCCTCTGCGTACATAAGCACCCATTGGCAATGAAGCAATAGTATCTCCAAGTAATCTTACACATGAATAAACTGTAGATGTGCGAATAGCAGACTCTGTGTCTACATATGTACCTGTATTGGCAACACCAAACAAAGGACGAGGTGGAATCAACGGAAGTATGTATTGACTGTTCATATCTCTGGTTTCACCAGATGCTTTTAGTCTTTTTGATAGACTCATTGTTTACCCTTTTCCCTTAGTTAATTTTACCATGTGGCTATACCTACTCGCTTCCAAGTATTTGCTGCAATACAGATATAGATCCAGTCTGAATCTGCTGCAATCTGACCTGCAGTACCTGCACTTGTTGCAGTTGCTGGAACTGGTCCACCTCTTGCAATAAATGTACCATTGACAATTACCTGACCACCAAATCCACCTGCTGGATCAAATTGTCCATAAATTAGTGGTGTTGAGGTTGCTGTATTAGATATATATAGTCTGTTGGAGTTAGTTTCATTAAATCCCGCTTGACTTCCAATAAGCACATTGCCTGAATAGTTTGTTGCTGCACCAGTTCCTCTTCCAGCAAAATATCCAAGAAGTGTATTATTTGAACCATTTCTATTGAACTGTCCAGCACCTCTACCTACAGCAGTATTGTTTGTTGTAGTTGTCACAGTAGCAACTGTTACGCTAAATCCTGTTCCAGCACCAAGAACTGCTCCACCATCAGTTAAAGTGTCTCCAGCAATAACTCCTGTTCCAGCATTTGTTAATGTTACAGATGTTATTGCTCCACCAGATACTGTTATATCAAAAGTAGGACCTACTCCAGCAAACGATCTATTAGGATATAGTTGAACACCAACATATGTTCCATCAGTATAACCAGAACCAGGATTAAATCCTGAAGTAGTTCCAACACCAGTACCACTGAACTGCATTGTTCCTTGGCCCACAATAACATTGTTACCTGAAGAACCAAATTGCTGACCTGTTGCATTACCAACTGCAACATTTGCAACACCAGTTATATTGCCTTGTAATGCAAAATTACCAATACCAACTCCACCAGCAGTAGTAGTGTATTGTCCTGCTTGAGTTCCAACAGCAACAAGTCCTCCTCCTGTTGTAATGGATTGTCCAGCATAGTGACCTACAGCAACATTTGAACCAGCAGAAGTAAGACTTTCTAATGCTTGAAGACCAATACCAAGATTGAGTCCTCCACCACCATTCATATTTGTTAATGCTCTACGACCAATAGCAATATTATTATTTATATTTATATTAGATTGCAGTGCCTGATTTCCAATACCAATGTTATCAAATCCATTTACATTGGCTCTTAATGCCTGCGTACCAATACCAACATTGTTACCACCAGTTGTATTACTTTCAAGAGTATTATTACCAATTGCTAAATTATTGCCACCAGTTGTATTATTAAATAGAGCAGCAATACCAAATGCAGCATTTGCTTGACCAGTTGCATTATTTTGTAGTGCACCTGATCCTACAGCAGTATTATAAGCACCTGTCGTATTTTGGAACATTGAAAAAGAACCAAAAGCAGTGTTGTCTCGTCCTGTAGTGTTATTTCTTAATACTTGTGGTCCTACAGCAGTATTATTTATGCCACCATTATTAAATTCTAATGCTTGTGCACCAATTGCAACTATATTGCTCTCAGTAACTGTATTGGCTGCAGCACGGAATCCAACAGCAACATTATTAGTACCAGTTGTGTGAGAATATAATGCACTTTCACCAATTGCCACATTTCTTTCACCAGTAGTATTAGACTGAAGAGCATTATTTGCAATAGCAGTATTGTTATTTCCAGTAGTATTGAATGCTAAAGTAGAAGAACCAATACCAGTATTATTATTTCCAGTAGTGTTACTTGTTAAAGACGAAGTTCCAATAGCCATATTATTGTTACCAGTAGTATTGACTGCAAGTGCTCTGAATCCAAGACCTGTGTTATTTGCACCAGTTGTATTATCTTGTAATGCACTAAATCCAATAGCCATCATGTTGCTTTGTTGGTTATTTGCTAATGCGTTATATCCAATAGCAACAGAATCTTCTACTGCCGTTCCACTTGACATTGCGTTAAAGCCAATAACAACATTTTCTGAACCTGTAACATTGCTGCCAAATGAACTTGGTCCAATAGCAATATTTCTTGAACCAGTTGTATTACTATCTAATGAGCCATTTCCAATAGCAACATTGTTTTCGCCTGTAGTATTTTCTCTAAGAGCGTTAGATCCAACTGCTGTGTTTGGCTGAGTTGCAACGCTATTTGTCAGAGCAAAATTACCTATGGCAACATTATCGCCTTGTGTTTGATTATCTTGAAGAGCCTGGAATCCTATAGCAACATTGCCGTTTGCTGTTGTATTTCCTTCTGATGCTCGAGCACCAATAGCCACATTTGCATCGCCATTGTTGTTGTATAGAGCACGATAACCAATTGCAAAGTTATTTCCACCAGTT